AGGAGCAATACCTGATTGTCGCTAGAGGTGCTGCAAAGTCAATGTATGCTAATTGTGTACAAGCATACTTCTTAAATGTTGATACTGCAACTACTCATCAGATCACAACTGCTCCGACAATGAAGCAGGCCGATGAAGTAATGTCTCCTTTTCGAACGGCCATTACCAGATCAAGAGGCCCACTCTTTCGATTCTTGACTGAGGGTTCTCTACAAAACACCACTGGGTCAAGAGCCCAAAGAGTGAAGTTGGCCTCAACTAAAAAGGGTATTGAGAACTTTCTGACTGGATCTCTACTCGAGGTTCGGCCTATGACAATCAATAAACTTCAAGGTCTTAGGCCTAAAGTATCAACGATTGATGAATGGTTGTCTGGAGACATCAGAGAAGATGTAGTTGGCGCCATTGAGCAGGGCGCTTCAAAGATGGACGACTATTTGATCGTTGCTGTTAGTTCAGAAGGAACTGTTCGAAACGGTTCTGGCGATACCATCAAAATGGAACTTTCTAGCATTCTTCGTGGTGAGTATCAAGCACCTCATGTTTCGATCTGGCACTACAAGTTAGATGAGATTGACGAAATCGCTAATCCAGAGACTTGGTTGAAGGCGAATCCAAATCTTGGTAAGACAGTTACTTATGACGTTTATCATTTGGATGTTGAACGAGCTGAAAAAGCTCCTGCATCCAGAAACGACATCTTGGCAAAGCGATTTGGAATTCCAATGGAAGGTTATACGTATTTCTTCACGTATGAAGAAACGTTACCACATCGCGCAAGAGAGTTTTGGGGAATGCCTTGTGCTCTTGGCGCTGACCTTTCACAAGGTGACGACTTCTGTGCGTTCACACTTCTCTTTCCTTTTGCAAATTATTCGTTTGGTGTTAAAACGAGAAGTTACATTACATCCTTGACATTAATGAAACTTCCGGGAGCCATGCGTATGAAGTATGAAGAATTTATTACAGAAGGAAGCCTGCAAGTTCTGGATGGAACTGTTCTTGACATGATGGAGGTCTATGAGGACCTTGACCAGTTCATTCGTCAAAACGAGTATGATGTTCGTTGCTTCGGATTCGATCCATACAATGCGAAAGAGTTTGTTACTCGATGGGAAATGGAGAACGGATCTTTTGGAATTGAAAAAGTCATTCAGGGCGCTAGGACAGAATCGGTCCCTCTAGGTGAATTGAAAATCTTGTCGGAAGAGCGCAAGTTGGTTTTCGATCAAGAGCTTATGTCATTCGCTATGGGTAATGCAGTTACTTTGGAGGATACGAATGGAAACCGTAAACTTCTAAAGAAACGAGCTGAAGAAAAGATCGATAATGTCTCAGCCATGATGGATGCATACGTGGCTTACAAAGCCAACAAGGAGGCGTTCGAGTGACATTTAAGAAGAATCGATGAGGGGGGTGATGAATCTTGCCAGTTTTTGATCGAATTAAGAAAGCTTGGAACGCCTTTAAAAATCCTATCAGTGATGTTGGAGAAGTTGAATACGGCACTGAAGCTTATTACGGAAACATTTCACCCTCTAGGCCAAGACATAATATTTATAGCGAACGCTCTATCGTTTCGTCTGTTTATACAAGAATTAGTGTTGATGTCGCTGGTGTTCTCATCAAACATGTCAAAATTGATGATACTGGACGATACCTCGAAGATGTTCCTAGTGCATTGAATAACTGTCTAATTTGGGAACCGAATATTGATCAGTCGCCAAGACCATTTAGACAAGATATTGCGATGACTCTTTTTGATAAAGGTGTTGCTGCTGTAGTTCCGGTTGATACAACTCGAAATCCGCAAACTAATGAACTTTTCGACATTTATAGTTTGCGTGTAGGTGAGATTGTTACATGGTATCCAAAGCATGTTCGACTTAGCGTTTATAATGAGAACCGTGGTAAACGAGAAGAAATTACATTGGAAAAGCGATACGTAGCCGTTATCGAAAATCCTTTGTATTCGGTTATGAATGAGCCAAACTCGACTCTTCAACGATTGATTAGGAAGTTAAGTCTTCTTGATGCCGTTGATGAGCAATCTGGTTCTGGGAAACTAGATCTTATTATTCAACTTCCTTACGTTATTAAATCTGAAGCTAGACGACAGCAAGCTGAAAAGCGACGTGAGGACATTGAATTTCAACTTAAGGGAAGTCAGTATGGCATTGCCTATACTGATGGTACCGAGAAGATTACTCAGCTTAATCGCCCAGCCGAAAACAATCTTCTCAAGCAGGTTGAGTATTTAACGGGTATGTTGTACAACCAACTCGGTCTTACCGAGGAAGTAATGAATGGTACGGCTAATGAAGAAGTTATGCTTAACTATTTTAATCGTACAATTGAACCCATTGTTGATGCTATCATCGAATCTATGCAAAGAGCGTTCCTTGGGCCCCAAGGTTCGCGTGGCGATGAACGAATTAACTACTTCCGAGATCCGTTCAAGCTGGTTCCAGTCGGTCAGATTGCTGAAATTGCTGATAAGTTTACTCGTAATGAAATTCTTTCAGCAAATGAAATCAGACACTTCATTGGAATCAAACCATCGGATGATCCGAAGGCAGACAAACTCGTTAACAGCAACATGCCACAAGCAGAAGTAGAAGTAACTGAAGGGGCCTAGCTCTTTTGAAAGGATCAGTCAAAATGGAACCAGATTTCAGCGGTTACGCAACTAAGGCTGGACTCCAATGTTCTGACGGTCGAACCATCATGCCTGGTGCTTTCAAGCATCAAGATAAGATGCGAGTTCCTCTCGTTTGGCAACATGGTCACTCAGACCCGGAGAACGTTCTTGGTCATGCCGTCCTCGAGAATCGAGATGATGGGGTTTATACATACGGATACTTTAATACATCAGCAAAGGCCGTTCATTCCAAGCAGCTCCTAGATCATGGTGATATCACCATGCTTTCTATCTGGGCAAATGAACTCGTTGAACGGGCTGGCAAGGTTCTTCATGGAGCGATTCGTGAAGTGAGTCTTGTTTTGTCCGGTGCTAACCCAGGCGCTCTCATCGAGAATGTCACGATTCACCACGGCGAGGGTGATGACGTCATGCTTGAAGATGAGGTAATCATCTACACGGGCCTTGAGCTCGAGCATGCCGATGCTGATGAGAAGAAGGACGACGAAGAAGACGACGAAGGTGGCGAAACCATCCAAGACGTTTATGATTCAATGTCCGATAAGCAAAAGCAGGTGCTTCATTACATGCTCAGTCAGACGCTTCCGTCTACTGACACTGATGAAGAAGTAAAACAAGATAATCTCAACGATGACTCCAACGGTACCACTCAGGAAGGTAACACAATGACCCGTAACGTTTTTGAGAAGGACGGGCAAGACGACACCAAGTCGCCAGTTCTCTCGCACTCTGACATGCAGGGCATTGTTGCCGATGCGACGAAGATCGGATCGCTCAAGGCTGCTGTTGAGAGTTATGCACTTGCTCACGGTATCAACCAGATCGATGTTCTCTTCCCCGAGGCGCAAGCTCTCACCACGGCTCCGGAGTTCTTTACTCGTCGTCAGGAATGGGTGAATTCCGTTCTTGGTGGAGCTCGTAAGAGCCCCTTCAGTCGGGTGAAGACCCATTGGGCAGACCTCACGTATGACGATGCTCGTGCGAAGGGTTATATCACGGGTGAAGAGAAGCAGGAAGAGTTCTACGGAACTGCTCGTCGGGAAACCGCTCCGCAGACAATCTACAAGAAGCAGAAGCTGGATCGTGATGACATTCTTGACATCACGGACTTCGATGTCGTTGCCTGGATGAAGGGTGAGATGAGGCTTATGCTTGACGAGGAATTGGCTCGTGCAATTCTTCTTGGTGATGGGCGTACACTTCCGGATCCGGACAAGATCTTGGAGGAGCGCATTCGTCCGATCGCCAAGGATGATCCGCTGTTTGCCATTCAGGTGCTGTGCGACTTCTCTACAATCGACAAGTTCGTTGATGCAGTCATTCAGTGGCGTTCTCAGTATCGTGGCAGTGGACAACCGACGTTGTACACCAGCGAGGCCCTTCTCTCCAGCGTTATGATGCTCAAGGACACGCTTGGTCGTCGTATCTATTCGAATCTCGATCAGTTTGCTGCTGAGATTCGTGTTTCATCGATTGTTCCGGTGGATGTCTTTGACCCAGCTGCTGGACAACCGCGAGCAATCATGGTCAACATGAACGATTACGTGGTCGGTTCCGACAAGGGCGGACAGGTTAGTCTGTTTGATGATTTCGATATCGATTACAACCAGTACAAGTATCTGATTGAGACTCGGTGCTCCGGCGCTCTAGTCAAGCTCAAGTCTGCATTGGTTTTCAAGCAGGGAACGTTTGTTGCGCCTCCTGGCGGTACCGTTCATATCATCGTGCCCGAACCACCGAATGCGCGTCAGAGTGTCCCGCCGGTCCATGGATCGCTGCCTGATGATACTGTGACAACGATGGCGACGGAGACCAAGACTCCTAAGAAGTCTTCATCTGAGTCGTAACTAAAGGAGTTTTGATGGCTAGATTTTATGATTCAGTTGGCTATGGAGAATCTGTAGAAACTCCAACAGATTCTGGTATATGGGAAGATGTTATTACTGAAGCATTATACTTCGGTGACGTCATTCGAAATACTAGAAAGCTAGAGCCAGGAGAAAATCTTAATGACGACATTATTGTTGGAAATTCGATTAGTATTGTCGCGGATGACTATGCCATCAAACATTTCTTTAAGATCAAATACGTGAGATGGGCGGGGACTTTGTGGACTGTTAAAAGTGTCGAAGTTAAGAGTCCCCGCCTCATCCTGAGTCTAGGGAGTGTATATAATGGCCCTACGCCATGAACTCCAAACTCTTTTGGTCAATATTCTAGGAACCAAAGACGTCTATTTTCAACCACCGCCTGATGTGCTGATGAATTATCCATGTATCGTCTATCATCGTGATTATGAATTAGTTAATCACGCTGACGATTTGGTTTATAAGCGCAGAAAGCGTTATCTGGTGACTGTTATTGATCGAAATCCAGATAGTGTCGTTCCAGACAAGATCTCAGAACTACCACTATGCGTATACGATCGGTTTTATACGGCCGATAATCTAAACCACGATGTTTACAAACTTTTCTTCTAAGGAGAAAGCACAATGCCCACACTTGTTTGGGATCTTGTTGGCGATCGTTACTACGAAACCGGCATTGATCATGGCGTCCTTTACATCCCCGATGCGACTGGCGTTTACGCCACTGGTGTTGCTTGGAATGGCCTTACCAGCATCTCGGAAACCCCTAGCGGAGCTGAGCCGAACGCTCAGTATGCCGACAACATTAAGTATCTGAACCTCATTTCAGTTGAGGAGTTCGGCGCAACGCTCGAGGCGTTCACCTATCCCGAAGAGTTCGCTGAGTTCGATGGCCTCGGCGTTCCCAGTGATGGTGTTTTCGTTGGTCAGCAACCTCGTAAGACGTTCGGCCTGTCCTATCGGACCAGGGTTGGTAACGACCTCGAGGGGGATGCTTACGGTTACAAACTTCACCTCGTTTATGGTTGCATTGCCAGTCCTTCGGAGAAGGCTTACAACACCATTAACGATTCGCCAGAGGCTATCACCTTCAGCTGGGAGATTTCGACTACTCCTGTCCCAGTCACTGACTACAACCCAACGTCACTCATTGTCATTGACTCGGGCATTGTTGATGCAGCGGCACTCACCTCCCTCGAGC